AAACCATTAATCTCCGTGGTATTTACATTCATCTATTAAAACGGTAGATCGTTGTCAGCAACTGGAGGTTGAGCTTGAGTTTGCATAGGTTGATCATCACGTGGTGGAGGATCAGGCATCGTGCCATTACTCCATACAACTTTGATATTACCTAAATAAGTCTTTGCAGACTTAGCTTCTCTCTCCTCTTTACTCTGACTAACAACAATTGGACCTTGATTACCAAATTGATCAGGATCATCGTTGATAGATATTGATATTGGCAAATACTTACCTTTCTTACCATCGATAATCTTATCTTTTGGTATATTACTAAGGTTTATACTGCCGGTTATTATTCCTGCCATAATTAAAGGGTTTTAGTTATAAAAAATTGATTTGGGTCAAAGTCTTCTGAGTCAAAAAATAACTCATAGGCTTCAACCGCTCTTTGAACTTTGTCTTGCCCACGACTATAAAATTCATCGGAACAATCAAAGATACCTATTTGATGTGTGTTCTTATCTATAGCTATAAATAAAAACTCCATATCAAAAATTGTCTTATATATAAATGCTTGACTGTCATAGTTATACTTATTAGCCGAGTATTTAAAACTGTTTATATCGTTTGTGGTCTTTAAATCTATTATTACATTATCAGACTGATTAACAACATCAGCCTTACCCTTCCACATACGACCTTCAATTTCAGCGATACCTGGTTCTTCATATATACAATCTTGTCTGTTTATTAGATCTCTACAAACATCATTAGTTATAAACTTATCTGTCATCTTCTCTATCATGTCAACTTCATGTTGAAGTAAACACAACTCTCCACCAGACATCTCTCTATAAACCTTAGTATTTCTAGTTGTTGCATTTATTATTTTATACTTCTTAAGCTTATCAGGCTCAAGTATTGCAGTATGAAAATAACCTCCAACTAAAAAAGCAGGGTTAGGTTGAGATGCTTGGCCTAAAGCTAAGGGATTGCCGAGCAGTGTAGCTATATCAGAGTTACTTAGGTACTTTTTACCAAAGTCACCATAGTAGTGCTCGTCTTTCCTTAGCTTCATTAATATTTCACTTTTTGTCATGCTAATAATGCTGATTCAACGTCTTTAGACATTTTATACTTTGATTTAATAGTTTCAATTGTACCTCCAGACTTTATATAATCCTTAGCTTTCTTAAAATTATCTGATGACTTAGTTAAGGACTTACGTTCTTTAACTACAGGATTAGATTTACCGTGATCATTTACAGCATCACTGTCCTGAGTATCATCAATAAGTAAAAGATTACCTAGTGCATATTTCTTAGCGTATGAAGAAGCACTACCGAACTGTTGTGGAGTTTGCATACCTTTTTGATTAAGATCAACGCCAACAATAGCGCATGCATGTATAGCATTTTTACCATCACTGATACGAGCATCAGACTCAATCATTGGTATATTTATGCCACTTGTATGTTCATTATTAATTAAGTTTTCATTAATAGTTACAGTGACACCTAGTTCTAAAAGGAAAGGCTTTATAGCCTCTAAGATATCTTCAGCACTTCTAAAGTGGTATTTGCCGAAGTTGTTAAATCTACTTTTTTTAGATTTAAATTTGGTTTGCATTTCTGCTAGTTTTAGGTTTAACTCGTTAAATTTGTCCATAAAATATAATTTAATTGTTTAACATATTATCGTTTGGTATTCGTATTTAATTTGTGAACTACATATAATCTAATACTTGTTCAGGGTCTACATTGTTTATTAACTTGTCAACTGCTTGTCTTTTAAGTTGAGATACTCTAACAAATGCACTAGAACCCTTTAGTCCTAATATATCTGCTATTGATTGCGCAGAATGTTTCTCACAATCCAACCCATAACTTAATCTAAGCACTTGATATTCTTTACTATTTAAATATCTTCTTAATAAAGATGATAGATAAGCATTTAACAAATCCATATTATATGGCTCTGACTTATCTTCTACTTCATATACTGCACTACCTTCACCCATTGTATCATCTGTAGATAAAAATATAGAGTTGAAGAACATAGCAACCATCTTCTCGTCTTTACCAAAGTTCTTACGTATATCATTTAACTTATGTTCAGGTATACGCATATCACCTCGATACATATCTATTGATCTACGTATTGTACCTCTAATCCTTTTTGATAAGAAAGACTTCATAGTCTTCTCTTTATCTTCTGATAAGTTAAATACGTTCCAGTCTATTCTATCTACAGCTTTAACTAGACCAACACTACCTTCTTGTATTATATCTAGTATATCTAACGTACCAGATGCTTGTGCTGCAGTTGAAAACTTTTTAGCTATATTTTCTACAAGAGGCATAAACTTGGTTATTAATTGGTTTCTAGTTAATTGCTCGTAATCCACGTCAGGTAAAGATGCTGCACTTTGTCTAACATCTTCTTTATATAACCTGTATGTATTTATATTATATTTCTTCATTTTGAATATTAAGTATATCCTTTTCGTTTTTTAATTCTTTATCCATATTTCTATGTATAGTTCTTGAGGAACAACCTAATATCTTAGCTAACTTAGCTATTGTAATTCTTGCGTTTGAGTTATTAATTTCTAACATACACTCATATATGTCATTATTATTAACTGATCTAGCTTTACCTATTAACTCACCAACTATCCTTAATTTCTGTTTTGCAGATAAACCAGTAGAGTCTTTAAATATAACTTTTCTTAATTTATTCTTCGGTGGTTCATTCAAATCAGAATTAAGAACATCAGATAACATATTATCTTTAACGTTGTCCTTAACCGTAAATGTAATGAATCCATTGTCTTTGTTACATATGTAGTCTATTATTTTTTTCATTCTAATATCTGGTACATGCGGATTTATATAAAATAAAACATACATATGCCATTTAAGGGATTTATAAGATGTAATCTTAGCTTTACTACGAAACAGATCATAGCATTGATATGTACCATTTTCAAAATAATAACCCCAAAATAAAGTCTTTGTAGGTTTATCTGATGTAGGAAACATCCTATATGCTATTCTGTTTCGATGTAAATATTCAAGATTTCTATGTGACATTAGCCCCTTACCCTATTATATTAATACCCTATTGTCACACATACTGTTTAGGTATATCAGTCTTAACAGTTTCATTACTGTTTGCCACATTTTTTTTGTCTCCGACATAATATTTCCAATATGCTTTAACAGTACATTCATCTTTATACTCATCAGGCATACATTGCGGTGGATCCTCAAAACCTGTATGTAATATACCTCCAGGTAAATAGCTTAATACTTTTTCACAATCTTTGATTGTCTTATGTATTTTACCATACCTAATTGTATACTGTTTACCTAGCTCTATCATATGACTGTATAACCAAGCATAATTCTCTGCTGATCTTCTGGCCCACATACTTGAAGGATGATTAACGTGTGCTTTTTTATAGGGTATATGATGGCATTCGTAATCCAACATATGCATCCTGTGAGCCGTACACAGCATCTGGGCTGATTCTAAGATCATCTTAACAACATGTTTATTATATTGATGTCTTGCGGCTTTTATTGGGTCTCGGTCTAAATAAAATATATTCATAATAATATTATCCTGTAGTGTTCGTATTTAATTTGTGTTAGCTTATTAGTTTAATCTTTACGTTTTTCCACTTACCTAATTTTCTAGTATCTTCTACAAGAAAATCTATTGAGTCTGTATATCTCTTGTTCATTACGTCTTGTATTTCCCAAGTGCCATCTAAATCTCCTGCACCTGATACCTCGATACACATACCAAACTTATAACCTCGTTTTAACATGTCCTGTGACACTGCAACCCATCGGTGTTGTTCAGGACATCTTTCATCAATTCGTGCGCCTGAGGCTGTTATAAGGGGCGTAGAATCAGTTTGTTCGGGCACAGCATTATATACTGTAGCTGTGACCATTAATATTCCTAATATTTTAGATATTACCATTGTTTCGTTTTTCGTCTTCAATTTGATCAAGTTTATCATTGATCTTGTCTACCTTGTTTTTAATTATAGCAGCCTTCTCATATTCTTCTTTGTCTTCGTATAAATTCATCAGCGTCATTAGCCTTGCTAACTCACCAACCAGAATCTCTTCCTGAGACAACTGCGTGTTTAGTAAAGTAAATAGTACATCATTTATATTAAATAAATCTTTATCCATTTTTTGCTTAGCTTCAAGCATTTTTTTGATAACAATATCTGCTATCTCTTGTTTTTCTTTATCTGTCATATTATTCTTCTATTGGATATTTATCTAAGAACTCTTTATCATTGTCTTGTAGATAATAAAATTCATCTTGAAGTACATCATCAAAATGACATTTATCATATATATCATCCTCAATATACATTTCAAAACCTTCTTTACGTATCTCTTGTATAAGTATTTGACATAAGTCATGGTCATACATACAAACATGCTCAGATAAATATAATGCGCCATTGTCTGGTTCGCCATTAAATTTAGCTACATATAAATCGTAACCATCTCTAGTTATATCTGAATACATTGTGTATTCTACATTGCCAATATCATTATAATCGTGTGTGATTGTTGTTCCGTAATGATTGAGCACGGCTGCTACTTTTTCTTCGGTTTCCATTGGTTTAAATTTGAATTGGTTTATATAAATATATTATCTTATAGTAATCGTATTTAATTTGTGAATTGAGCTATGAAAGCTATTATGGTAATAATATCTATCACAGCAAAAATAAAAAAGTCAATAAAATGTTGCTTTTTATTTACCCAGTCTTGATAGCAACTTAGTGCTAACATACTGAATACCATTATGATAAGTAGTCCATAAATAAATAAAAAAGTTTTCATATCAAAATATTATTTTTACTTTTTTGTCTTTTGTACACTTACCACATTTAACTCTGTCTGTAGCATTAAATGCATTACAGTGGGCGCATTGCCAAGCTAGTACTCTCATAATTATTAAAATTAGCTGTAAGGGGAGGATTCGAACCTCCAACGTAACATAGTTACACCATCGAGATAGGATGGCGCGTCTGCCAATTTCGCCACCTTACAGTATGTAGGTCTTTTTTAAAGTGAACCTACAAACACTTTTCAACTAAACTAACTAGATAAATAAACATTACTACTACTAAATAGTGTCATAAAAATCTTTTACTATGATCATTATCATAATCTGTTTCAAGAAACTCTATTTTCTTCAATATTTTTTTACACAAATCATTATCTAAACCAAATAATTGGTCTTTAGCTTCCTCTCTTGGTAACATCCTAGTGTCTATGTGTAGGTTAAAAGGGAAGTATGTTATGCACAAATCTACAACTCTTTGATCAAAAAGTTCTTTATCTATGAATAAATTCTCATGTACAGAGAAACTGTTTGCGGACTTTAGTGTATAGCATTTATCTTGACACGCAGTCAGACCATATATAATTTCATATGGTATATGATATTTATTTAATTGCTCTTGAGTTAAATCTTTATATATGATAAGCTCAAGCTTTGCTGATACTTGTTGCTGTAGACTATTCATATTCTCTGATAACTTTAAGTCCTAATTGACTAGCTGCATAGTTAATATGTTTGCTAGTAGTTTGTGAATACCACTTAGGTACAATCATCTTACCATCAGATATTGTTGCAACCTTAGTATTGTAACTCCATATAGCACCATCGTGCATTCTTAAATTCTCTCTATATCTATTAAATCCTCTCATAACTTCTGTTTTTATATACATCCTTTAATCGTTCAAAATCTTTCTTAACTTGATCTATGGTCATTTCTTTATACATATCCTTAACATTATCTACATTACCTGGTGACAGGTGGTTAGAGCTAAGAGACATTGTTATTATAGCATTAACCATAAAATTTTTACTTACTTTTATATCAATTTCATCATTCATAATATTACTGTTTATCTTCTTTCATCTTAAATTTACTTTTGTTGTTAGCTATTCTTGCACTACTATAAATCCAATCTCTAAGTTTATTAGAAAATACAAAATTATATTTACATATTCTGTACTCATTTTCATTATGATATAATGCTTCTATTTGTTTAGGTATCTTCTGCATCACTTTCAATTTTTTTAGCTTTTCTTTTTTCTTCGTATCTCATTCTTTTAGTTCTATTTGCACTACCTAACCAGTCTTCTAATTTATTTGAGAATATAAAACCATAAGAATTATCTTGTATAGGTGCATTATTACTACCTCTTATTATTGCATTTATATTTGAAGTTGAAAAGCTAGGGTTATCAACACCCATTTCTTTACGTGTTTTAACTGCGCCATACTTTGATCCACAATATGGTGAACAAAATTTAACTCTTGTGTGTAATTTACCACACTCAAGACACGGCTTTATTTCAGGATCCCAATGTTTTTCCATTTTCTTCAATTAATTTACAGTTCTTTCGTTCATATTCTCTCAAGTATTTTTCCATTTCCCATATATCTTCAAACAATATCCTAGCATAAGTATAATTACCATTTGGTGATGTTACTTTTTTTACAGGATTTATCTGATGCAATGTTAGGTTTTTAGTAGACATAACTTTATCTCTGTAATATAGAGATCCATGTCTTTTCTTATACCAATCTTGCCAGTCAGGATCATTAATCCAACTAGGACTAACTCTAATATAACCAGTTTTAGGATATATTACACCTATACGGTTATCTTTTAACCGATAGTACATAGCTTGAGTTTTATCTATAATTTTAATTAGTTTCATAGTTTAGTGTTTAGAATCTTTGAGGGTAATCGTCACTTGTTACAAGTTTTTGTAGTCTTTCAGACAGATCATCACCTAATAAATCACGTACTGTATTTATATCTTGTAAGTATATAGGTTTGTTAGCTAACAGTTTTTTAAGTGTTTTATCTACAACTGTTAAATCTTCGCGAAGTATACTCAACCTACCTTGTATGTCAGAGTATATTCTTATTAATCTTTTATCACGTTCCATAAAGTGCCATTCAGGTTTAATCATTTATTAAAAATTTATATAAAGGGAAAAATGCAAGTGCAAATGCAGAAATAATCATTAACATTACTATCCAAGAAAATACAAGTAGTAATATGTTTTTTAGTTTATATTTCATATAGTTTCGTCGTGTATAGCATTTGCTTCATTGATTTTATCAAATAAATGTTTAGGCATATACTTGTAATACAATTGTTTTACATCATCGGTATTACCGAGTTCATCCATAGCGTCGTAGATAGCTCGCTGTGACTGTACGCCATTGATCCATTTGCTGTGATCGTCACTGTAGTGGTAGTACCAATCATGTGACTTAAGTAGGTTAATTAAAGTAGTGGTGTCCATAGGTTTATTTATTTGTTTATATATATATTATCTGTTAGTGATCGTATTTAATTTGTGTTCTCTGTTTGGTCAGGTACAACTGTATAAAATCTTGTTTGAAGATATGTTTTAATATCTTCAGTAGCATCATAGTCTAAGCATATGTTAGATATTGAAACTTCATTATTATACCCTATTTCAAAATCAGTGTCGTAGTCACCTATATTTTGACTCATGTCATCAAATATATCTGATACCATCTGAGCTATATCTTGAACCATTATTTCAAGATCACTTTCTAATATTTTAGGTTTTTCTATTATCATAATATCTTCGTTTAGTGAATCTATTTGTTGTTGCATTCTACCATTAGCGTTCTTGTTATATTCTATTTGCCTAATAAGATCTTTGATCTTTTCATCTATTTCTTGTTTTTTATTCATAGCTATTATATTGTTTGAATTTATTAAAATAAAAGTAATTATATTGCTTTGCATAACCTTGTTTAAGCATTAGTAGATTAACATCTCTGCCATTTAAATAAACATAGCGCAGTAGTCTACCATACTTGTCTTTGTTATGTAAGTTATTATCTTTTTGTAGTGTAATAGTTTTACCTTTTATTAAGTCATATAAATACATTTTAGATCTTATGCCTTGTAGTGAAGGTAGCTCAGGCGCATCTATACCTATCATACGTACTTTGTCACCTTTGTTAGTTACGAATGTATCACCATCAATAACTCTGTATACTGTAGTACTTCTGTTTAAGTATATCATATATGATACCAGTAAAAACAAGATTAGTGCTAGCATGTATTTATTATGTTTCATAATCTAATTTAAGTTTACGTAGTATTTCATCTCGCTCTTGTAGGTAAAATTTAGGACCTATTAGTAGATTTTTATCTGGGTACTGCTCGTGATACTCTAGTGTATCATCATGCAACTTAGTTAAATGACTATGTATACATTCAGCTAACATAGTCTTTTGGAAATGTGTTAATTTATTCATATATATATTATCTAAAGCGATTCGTATTTAATTTGTGAGAGATATCTTTTGGATCATAAGTTTTACCTTCTGAGCCATAATCTGTCAATGCATAGAAATCAATTCTATTTTTCTTAGAAAAAGCAATTGCTTCTTTAAGGTCGTCAAACTCATAATCTTCTTCGTGATAATCACCATCATCTGTGTGAGGTCGCAGTTCTACATTATATCTTTTCATCTTCTTCAAATTCTAGTTTAATATTATATTCATTTGCCACTCGTTTCATTAATATTGTAACGTAGTGTTTTTTATCTCTTGTCATCTCACATAAAAAACCTGACAGGTATTCTAGTGCGTCGATGCAGTCTTTACTGTTTACTTTGTTTATCATATTATTTAGTCGATCCATTTATTTTGATATTTAAATTTAATTTCTGCATTGTGCTTGTCTTGAGATTTAGCATGTACACCTACTATTCTATAATAGTATCCATCGCTTAGTAAATGTGTAAGCATACCAAAATCAGTTACAATAACATTTGATTTTTCATTTTTCATATATATATTATCCATAGTAATTCGTATTTAAATTATGTATAGTGGACGTGGCAGGACTTGAACCTGCTCTAACCTCTGATTTCAAAGGGTAATAACTATTGAGTGTTTTTAGTACTACCGCACTTGCATTATCACTCGCATTACTACTCGATACTTTGAACTAACCATTTCACGTCCATAGTTAATATTATTTAAATTGTGCAGGTACATCTACTTTGTACTCTGTTTTACTTTTGTACATCTTTCTTTTTATTGTTTCTATCATTAGTGCTTGATCTTGCCACACTGCAGTGTCTTGTTCACCTGCATGCCAAAGTGTATAGCACTCTTCTTTGTATTGGATTAGTGCTTCTTCTAATACCTCTTTTTCTTTTTTAGTTAGTTTCATAGTACAATTTTGTTATTTAGTGATTTCATTACTTCTATAACTTGCATAAAATACTTTTTATCTATAAGTCCTTTTTTAAATAGTTTACTTTGTTCTCTATCAAGTGCATGTAATGCCATTGAGAATGTGTCTTTTTCTTTTTCAGTTAGTTTCATAATTAATATTCTTTTAATGTACCTTTATCTTTAGAGTTCATAAACTCTTTACCAAACATAAGTTCCATATAGTCTTTTTTTGACATCTCTACTTTTGTAACTGGGTGATAGTATTTGTTTCCTTTTTTCATAGTTGTTTTACTTGTTTAATTAGTTTATCAAAATTCTCAATATATATTTCTGCTAGTCGAGGATCTATAGTATTATTATCTATATCATTTCTCATCCACTCTGACATATCTTCGAGTGTTATTATTATCTCTGACTTAATGAAGTTCTTATTACTTATTTCATTTGTCATGTGACTTATCATTTCTAAAGAGGTCATATATGCTTCATTTGAAACTGAATCCACCTCTGGTGTGTATAGCATTGCTGCTAATGCTAGTGTTTTAATCATAGTTCTGTTAGTTTAAAAAACTATGCTATGGCATAGTTGTTGTTTTTATAAGTTATATATTTTCTATATTCTAAAGTTGAATTAATTTTAATATAAGGTATATTATTAATTAATATTTTTTTAGAAGTTAAAACTTTGATAGTGTTAGGCATAGTAGTATATGTTTATATGTTTAAAATTTATTTAATTATATTATCTGTAGTGAAACGTATTATGTTTGTAATTAGTCATAACCTAAGTGCATGTTAATCTCTTCTGCACTCATTTCCATTATTTCTTCATAAGTGTAATCTGTGTTAGCAATCATTAGTTCTATTAGTAAGTTAGCCATAGTGGTATTGGTTTAAAGTGGATATATTATTTAATAAAAAAATAGCAGAGAGCAGCCATAAGGCACACTCTCTGACTACTAAACTTATATAAATTCTATATTTCTAACAAACTTTGGTAGATTATTGGAATTAGTATAGCTTTTATACTTCTCGAAACAAGGCATTGCTTCAAATCTATCTTTTAAAGTATTATATACTTTATCATGATTATAAGTACAGTCATCACCTTTATTATTTTTGAAAGTGATAATAGTATTTTTACCTATAAGTGACTTAGCTATGATGAAGCGATTAGTTGTTTTATTATTAGTTTTATTTTTAGTAGTAGTCATAATTAAATTATTTAAATGTTTAAAATTAAATTCAATATTATTATCAATATGAAGTCGTAATCTGTCTGTGAAGTGCTATACACACTAGTAAAGAAAAGTGTGACATTAGGCTATTAATAAGGATAGAGTAAGGGGCTATTGTCACAGTATTGTTTGTTAAGTTGCTCATTAAAACTAAGCCCACCTCTGGATTGCTCGAATAGCGGCGTTAGTTACTAAAACTGTATGTTAGCTACTACTTACAGAATAGTAGCTGAGTTTCATACAATTGGGATTGAGCATCCCACATTTCACTGACCTCGTCAGCACCATCGAGCATATCCTCAAAATCATTATCCTTATACAAATCAAAGTTATGTTTTATTATACAGTAGATTTGATCTTCATCTTCTTCAATCCATGAACAGTGATCGAATGCTCTATTTTTAATCATTAATTCCAAATTATTACCTAGTAATTCTTTCATTTTATTATTATAATTTATCATAGTAGTTTATTTATTTATTAATTTATTTATATTTATTATCAATTTAATTTAGTTATTTGTTTGTGAGTGAAGAAACTCAAACGAGTTCCTTCATATTTCTTACAAACACAGGTAAGTTATTAGTATTTGTATAAGATTTATACTTAGCAAAACATGGCATACTCTCAAATCTTTTCTTGTGAGCGTTATATACCTTATCATGATCATATGTAACCTTCTTACCTTTATTAGTAGTGAATGTTATTATTGTATTTGTATTGATAAGAGTTTTTCTTATTACAAATCTTTTGGTATTAATTTTATTAGTAGTCATAATTATATTTATTTAATTTAAAATTTATTTATATTATTATTATCAATTATATATAGTAATTTATTTGTGAGTGATTTATTTTAATTTAATTTATTTATTTATTTATTTTATATATATATTATCTTTAATAACTCGTAGTTAGTTTGTGTATGCTATACACCAGCCCCCTATAAAATCCCTGAAATGTTTCACAAAAAATAAATGAAAAGGTGAAATGTTTTGAATAAAATGTATCAAAAGAGTGGGCCCCGGGGTGAATATTTTGATTTTTCTTTATCGTAAAGAGTTTGTATGATATAGTATAACACAAAATATCCATACATCTAACAAAAATTAATAACTGTGACATTAGCTAGTTATAGTATAGAGTAACAGGCTATTGTCATACTGTTTTAATAACAGATATTTCCATGTGATAGTATCTTATAGACAAAAATGTAAAAACATTATGGCAAAACCCAGGAAAGTAGGTGGCCCTATACAAAAACTAAGTGCGTTTGCGGCTAAGAAAAAGGCGGAACGTGATAAGAAGAGGGCGATGAGAAAAGACAGGAAGGCAAAAAAGGCTGATTCACAGAAAAAGCATCGAGATAATCCATCTATGAAGGGTAAGGATTACGATCATAAAGATAAAAAGTTTAAAAGTGAGAAAAATAACCGTGGAAACGACGGAGAAGGCACTATTAAAGAAGGTAAAAGAAAGTATAGAATAAAAACAAAGAAAAGAAAATGACAGCTTTAATGGATATGGATGATTTTATAGCTATGGTAGCGGTATTAATCATATTATTAGCCGGAGTAACCACTTTGTGGTTAATGATTAACGATAAAAAAAAGTAAATGGCAAGAATTAGTAGTTTTCCTTTAGATGATAATATAGGATTAAATGATATTTTATTTGGATCTGAAAATAATGGTATTGGAGCTAACGGACAACCCATATATGTAACTAAAAACTACAGAATAGGTGATTTATCTAATTTTTTCGGGTTAAGTGGTGATAATGTAACGTTAAATACAACTAAATTAACGAGTTTAGCTACTTTTAATGCTGATGGTAGTGTAGCTTCATTGCAAAATGCCACTGTAAGTTTAATAAACACAGCGACTACAGCTGCTGGCTTTGCTACTTCTAGCTCTGTAACAGCGGTAAACTCTAGAGTAGACATAATATTGGGTTCAGGTGGTTCTAGTGTGTCACAGGCATTTGCTAACCAGGTATTCACTACTACTACAAACTCAGATTTTGCTGCAGCAACTGATGTTACTGAAATAAAGAGTCAGTTTACGTATAGTGGAAGTGATATAAATGGATTAGCTAGTGGTACGACAATATCAACAGCAATAGCAACTGCGGAGACAAGTGCGGTATCAACAGCTAATGCAGCTAGAGCAGCAGCTGAAACAGCTTTAGTGGCAACTATATCTAAGGTGTTTAGGCAAACAAGTGCACCTGCAGTCACAGAACCTGTTAACTCTATATGGTACGACACAGATGACAACAATAAACCTTATGTATTAGTTACTGGTACACCTAGAGTTTGGACAGCAGTTAATGATCCTACACTAGCAACATCGGCAAGTGTAACAACGGTGAGTGATGCTGTAGCATTGGTAAACGGTAAGTTGTCAGCTAGGTATGGTATTAAAGTAGCTACTGGCAATGTTTTTGCTGGTATGGAACTAATGTCTAATAGTGATGCCACAGGTGCAGTTAGTGACATAATATTTACAGCAACTAACTTTAAGATAAAAACAATAGATGGTAGTGGCAATGTTTCACCTGTTGCACCTTTTACTGTTAGTGGTGCTAATGGATCAAACGTTGTAAGTATAGATGGATCACTTAAAATAGGTAACACAAGCTTAACTGATGTTACTACTAAAGCTAACAGTGCAACTCAATCTAGCGATCATGCTAGTATTCAAGCAGGAACAACCGCAGCTAATGTAGGACTTGCTAATGTTGTTAATAGTAACTTTGATTCAAATGGTAATGTAATAGGTGGTGCTGTTGGTGGAACTACTATAAATTCAACAAAAATATTTCAAGGTACAGGTACTTTTGGTAACGCTAATACTGGTTTCTACTTAGATAATGGAGGTAATTTTTCATTAAGAGATAAATTAGTTTTTAATGGAAGTACTGGTGATTTAAGTATTGCTGGAGCTATAAGCGCAACATCAGGAACTATAGCTAATGGTGTTACTATAGGTGGAACAGCAGCTAGTACAGTTGCTAGTGGTGCTGCATCTGGTGCCACTGCAAATCAAACATCTACTGCTGACATAAGAGCTGTTGGAGCAGCCACGTCAGGAACTATAGCCGGTATTAGTATATCAGGATCAGAACTATATCAAGGCGCAGGAAATTTTAATAATGCCGATACTGGTTTTTATTTAGGATCAAATGGAACATTTTCACTAAAAGATAAACTATCTTGGAATGGTACAACATTAACAATAAATGGTAATGGTACTTTTTCAGGAGCTTTATCCGCAGCTAGTGGTTCGTTTGCAGGAGATATATCATCAGCTTCTGGTACATTTACAGGAAATTTATCAGTAGGTAGTAGTAATACTATATTTAAAGCAACCACAGATGGTATACAATTAGGGCATGCTACTTTTGGTAGTGCACCCTTTAGAGTTACTGCAGCAGGAGTTTTAACAGCCACAAGTGGTTCTTTTGCTGGAAGTATAACTGGTGCAACTGGTACTTTTGCCGGTGTTACAATAAACTCTAATGGAATATCAGGAACTGGTTTTACTTTAAATTCTAGTGGATTAACAGCTACAAGTGGTTCTTTTACAGGAGTAGTAAACGCTACTAGCGGATCTTTTGCTGGTAATATATCATCTGCTACAGGTACATTTACTGGTGGTATATCTGGAACTGGATATACTTTAAATAATAGTGGTTTACAATTAGACAATGCTAGTTCCGTTATAAACCTTGGTAACTCAGTAGTTCTTAGTTCTAATGGATTAACAGGTCAAGGTTTTGAATTAACGTCAACTGGAATAGAAGCAAGTAGTGGTTTGATTGGAGGATGGTCTATAGGTAGTAACTTGTCATCTTCAGATGGTGAAATGACTATGAATCCAGCTACAAACTCTATTCAGATATTTGAAGGTTCAGATGTTAGGGTTGATATAAACTCTAATGAAAACGTATCTGATCCAGAACAAACAGGTAGTGTTACAAGTGTTAATTCATTAACAGCAACAACAACAACGCCTTCAACTCAAAGCGGAAATATATCTTATAGTTCTGGAAAAAATGTTTATATATATTCTAGTGATACTGGATCTTGGACAGGTAGCACTTTACCTAACAAAACAGTTCAATATAGTATAGCTATGTCTGCTGATGGTTACACGATACAAGTTACTGATGGTAGTGGTGATTTTGTAGGTAGCATGAGTTGTGTTGCTGGGCTAGCATTCAGTACATCAACTAACACTAGTGATATATTTCACTACACTAGTAGTGCCACTGCTTCTAGATCTGATGGTGGATCTGCAAGTATATCAAACACCACTGTTACTGGAACATTTGTATGGCCAAATCAAAATACAGTATATATATTTGGATGGAATAAAAATGTTAATATTTCTGGTACAAACTACAGTGGAGAACCACCATCTGGACCCCAGACTTCCGCAATAACCTTTAAAACACCTGTAGCAACACCAGCTACTGGTAATATAACATTAACTATATCAAAATGCGAGTTAGTACCTGGTGGTTTGTTAATAGCTAAAGATACTAGTAATTTTCTAAGAGTAAACAGAAAAGTAAGTAGCAGTGCTGCATGGAGTAGTAATTTTATACATAGTAAAATGTATGCATGGAGACATGAAGGTAGATTAGCTGTCGTTGATGAATTTAATGGTTCTGGAGTTGGTATCAGCGGAGATCTTTTAATAGGTCAGACATCTCCAACTTCATCAAGTAATGGAAGTATTAGAATTTTTACTTCTAGTGGAGTTCCTTATATAGATTATACAGGCGGTACTTTACAATGGAGAAATACTAGTTCTGGAGGAGGTGTTAAAATAAACTTTGAATCTAATGGAAATATACTAAACAGTAATGGTAGTTATGGAACAATAAGTTCAGATGAAAGATTAAAGAAAAACATAACAGATGCTACAGGTAAACTAGAAGATTTACTTTTATTAAAAGTTATAAATTATGAATTTATTAGTGATGAAAATCCTGGTAAAAAAATAGGTTTTAAAGCTCAAGAGTTTGAAAAAGTATTTCCTTCTTTAGTGTTTGACACAGATACTAGAGAGTACGATGAAGACAACAATGTAATCTCAGGATATGAAGATCAAAAAGGATTATATGTTGGCATGGAGTTTGCAATACTTACTAAAGCAATACAAGAGCAGCAAGCAATAATACAATCACAAAAAACATTAATAGAAGACTTAACTGCAAGAGTAACTGCTCTTGAAAGTTAAAAAACTAAATGAGTGTGTAACTATACTCTAAGAAACCCCGCGATGTTGCGGGAATAACCAAAACCAATAAAACAATGACATACGCAATACACTATAGCTCTAATACATGGAGCAACAACCGACAAACACAAATGACCGATGAAACTGTTAAAGAGCAGTTGGAATATATTTCAGATAAGAAAAACTGGAGGATAGTTCAACTACCAAACGGATTTTATCAAACCGAGTACAAAGACATGCAGAACGATAAGTTTTGGCATGATGTAACAAGAAGGGAAACACTAGAGAGTGCAGAGGCTGCTATTGATGGTAGCATAGAGCATTATAAGAAAAAACTTTCTTTTTTAGAAGGTCCTAGAGTAGTTAAAACTTTTTGATAAAAAACAATATATAATCAATTTAATTTAATTTAATGGAATACAATCAACCTAGTGAGATCGTCAAAGATTTAAACTTTGGTGACTCAGCTAAACAAAGAATATCAGCAGGTGTGGATAAACTAGCTAAAGCAGTTAAATCTACACTTGGCGCATCTGGTAAATGTGTTATTTACGAAGATGCAAGAGGAAATCCAGTGATTACAAAAGACGGAGTAACCGTAGCTGAATCGGTTGTCTTGTTTGATCCAGTGGAAAACATAGGAGCAACTCTTATTAAAGAGGCTTCTAGGAATACAGTGAAGGAAGCAGGGGATGGCACAACAACTGCCATCGTCCTTGCTGAATCACTGTTAAATAGTGTCAATAATGCTGATAGTAATGTATCTATAAGAGATATAAAAAATGGTATGAATACGGGTTTATCTAAGATAAATGAGTATTTAAATAATAAATCTATAAAGGTAAAAGATTCAATGCTTAATAGTGTTGCATCTATATCTTGCAACAACGACCCTGAGTTAGGTGACATAATATCTGAAGCATATAATAAAGTTGGTGCAGATGGTGTTGTACTTATGGAAGGATCTGAGACAGATCAAACTTACGTGGAAGTTGTAGATGGAGTGCAATTTGATAGTGGTTTAACATCACCGCACTTCATAACAGATAAAGACAAACATAGAGCTGTTTTAGACAACCCTATGGTGTTAATTGTCTCATCAGAGATAAGTAACATAAGAAAGATACAAAACGTCTTAGAGTTTATTATAAAGGGTAATAAAAGCTTATTAATAGTAGCACAAGTAGAACAACAAGTAAAATCAGCTTTGTTAATGAATAAAGTTAAAGGTAATATTAATGTTAATATCGTTGATTTACCAGGCTTCGGACCTACTAAGCAAGATACTATTGATGATTTAGCTTTTTTGACTGGTGCTCAAGTTATAAATGAAGAGCTTGGCGATGATATGGATTTTATAAATCCTAGTGTGTTAGGTAGAGTTACCAAGTCAGTGACAGATGACAAATCAACCGTTATAACTACTTTAGAAGATTTAGATGTAAAAGAAAGGCTTAAGAATATAAAATCATTAATTAAAAAAGAAAAAGATGGTTTTATAAAAAAGAAGTTAAATCAAAGATTAGCTATGCTATCAGGCTCTGTAGGAGTTATAAAAGTAGGTGCTGATTCTAAGGTTGAATTAAAAGAAAAGAAAGATAGAGTTGAAGATGCAATATATGCTGTTAAAGCAGCCTTAAAAGAAGGCATTGTGCCTGGTGGAGGAATAGCATTACTTAATGCATCTCAAAACATAGAACCAAAAAACGAAGGTGAGAGAGTTATATTAAAAGCAATTAAAGCACCTCACTACACAATACTTGATAATGCTGGTATTGCTGACTCAGTAGTACCAATTAAAAAAGGTTTTGGTATTGATGTTGTTTCAGGTGGCGCAGTTGATATGATAAAAGCTGGTATTATCGATCCAGTTCTTGTCACTAAAACTGCTTTAAAAAACGCGGTAAGTGTTGTATCCACCATTGTATCTGCTGATTGTGTTGTATCTAATATGAGAACAAATGAAAGCAATTAATCATTATCTTATAGTAGATGACATAAAAGAAGAGCAAAAGAAAATTGCTGGTCTTATATTTACAGAAAAAACAGATGTAGATAATAGATACGTTAAAGCCAAAATAATAAGTAAAGGTGAACTTGCGGAAGGAGTTAAAAAGAACGATATAGTTTACTATGATAAACACGCTGGACATGGAATTGCTTATGGAGATAATTTTTATAAAGTAATTAAAGTAAGCGATGTCATTTTAGTTGAATAAAATCTTTATTAAAACAATTTTTTAAATTTAAAAACAAACAAACATGAATAACCCATTATTAATTTTTATAGATGCTGCAGATGATGCGGCAGCTTATCCATTGTCATCTCTTTTAAGCATGACTGTTGCTGCAGATGCTACAATACTGATGAAGTTTAAAAGTTCACTTGGAGGTGGGACTACAAATGAAACTGACTTAGTTACTGTAACTTGTACTTCTAATACTGAATTAACTGTATTTAAAGCTATTGCTTCTGCTATAGCTAGTCCAGCTGGTGTCCATGAAGGATATGTAGTTGTGGCTGACGGTGTTAATAGCGTATTTGTTGATTCAAATATTACTGCTACTGCAATTACTATTGATACTTAATAATTGAGACTAACAGCGCATGATTTGCGTGATTTAAATATCCTTAAGTATTACAGGCTCACACGTAAGTGGGCTTGTAAAACTTATGGTTTTAATGATGCTGATCTAGAATTACTAATATATTTAGATTGTAAAAAAAGATTTACACGTAATGATTTTATAAATGGTGTTTATACTTATACATGGGATAAGCATAGATGGGAAAGATTAAAGCGTGAGGGTTGGATAGAGGTTTGGAGACAAAGAAATAGGACTACTATAAAATATAGTATATTTAAAACTTCATTTAAATGTAGTCAATTAATAAGTAGAATATATAGAATACTACTAGGTGAAGAGGATTTACCTTTTTCAGACAGAAGTGTTTTTCATAAAAACAAATCATATACAGATAAGGTTATGAATAAAGCCATAGATGATATGATAAAAGATAATGAACGATAATTTAAACTAAAAAACAAAAAAATGCCTAAATTCATAAAACAGGTTAGGAAATTCCTAAACAATCCACCGTTTAAACTTAATGGTGCTGCAGCTAAACCTTCAGTATTAAAGATGTATAAGAATCCTCCTTTGAAAGGAATGCAAGATCCTGGAGGACAAAAAAAAGAAGAAGTAAAGAAAAACAGGACTAACACAACGTATAACCAGGCCTGGAATAAAATGAGTGAAGAAAAGCGAAAGACTTTTGGAAATAAGGAAGGTTTTGTTAAAAAAGCTGAAGATTGGTGGGCAAAGCAAGATGCAACAAAAGCAGCAACAAAACCAATAGTTTTAGATCCAGTAACAGTAACAGCTGATAGAATACAGAATAGAAAACCAATGCCTGAATTAATGACATCTGACATAAAAAAACCTGGTGATAAAACAATTAAAAAAATAACAAAAGAGGAATCAGCAGCTAACGCTAAAAGAACTAAAAATAAAATGATAGCGGATAAAGCCAAAGCCGCAATGGATAAGAAAAAAGCAGCAGCGGCTACTCAAGAGCAAAGAATGAAAGATAAGATTAAGCTTAAACAAGAGATAAAGGATCTTAAAGAAACTGGTACAAGAAAAAAAAGAAAGGAAAATTTAAATACAACAAGAAGCACAAAGCAAGAAGCAGGTCAATCATTAACAGATCAAGATTTGATAAAAAAGAAAAGAGAAGAAAAAAGAAATAAACGTAGAGCAATTAGAAAATACAAAAGAGATCCTAATGCTTTAGAGGTTGCTAAAGTTAAAAAAGATAAAAATTCTCCAGCTAAAAAGTATACATCTAATGCTCAAAGAAAAGCAGTTCATGCTTCTAAAGCAGAAAAGAATAGTGCGATGAAAATGTATAAAAGTACAAAATCACCAAACAAATTTAATGCTGGATTAAAGAAAGCTGCCGCTGCAGGTAAATTAGATAAAAATCCTAAGTTTAAAGCCGCAGTTGAAAAATCACCAACCAAAATGAAAAATAAAAATTCACCAGCTAAGAATTATAAAAAAGGATATTACGGAATAAAATAATGGGATTTAAAATGAAAGGTTTACCAGGGTTTCATAGCTCTGGTACACCTATTTTTAAAAAAGATTTAGGTAAAAATATAGTTGCTGAAGCTAACCGTGATGGTACTATATTTGTAGATAAATCAACGTCATTAAGTAGTGCTAAAGGTATTGAAGCAGTTAAGCATGAAAAAGTTCACTTAGATCAAATGAGAAGAGGTGACCTTGATTATGATGATGAAAATGTTTATTGGAAAGATAAAAAGTATTCTAGAAGTAAAATGAAAGAAGGTGCTCATAACTTACCTTGGGAAGAAGAGGCTTATTTTAAGACAAGTAAAAAGAAAAAAAATAGAAGAAAGAGAAGATGAGTGAAAAAAAGAAATTTAAAGACACTAAGCTAGGTGGTTTACTTAAGAGCTTAGCACCTAAGATATTAAATGTTGCAGGTGATCTATTACCAGACGCTGGAGTTCTTAGCATGGTAGGTAAAATGATTGATGATGATCCCAAAATATCACCTGAAGATAAGAAAATATTGCATAAACAACATGCTGAAATGTATAAACTAGAAGTAGCTGAGAGAGACTCTGCTAGAAATAGAGAGATTGAAGTTGCTAAAACTGGTAAGAAAGACTTTATGATGACATTAACCGGAGTAGTTGGGTTGATGTCATTTGCTTTTATAATATATGCAGTGGTATATGTACCATCTGTAACTGATAATGATTTATTTGTACACTTAATGGGTATGGTTGAAGGTGTTGTTATAAGTAACATATTTGCATACTACTACGGAACAAGCGCTAAATAAAACTAAATGGCTAGAATATCCACTTATGTATCAGACACCACAGTTGAATCAACGGATAAGTTCTTAGGATCTAATGCTGGAGGTACTACAAAAAACTTTCAAGTTAGTGATATAAGTAAACACTTACGTGCCACTAATTCAGGTGGAGTTGGAGGACAACTAGTTTATATTTATCATGATAGTTCTTTTAACGGAACAGGTATAAGACAACCAGGTACTATAACTTTTGATTCTGGCGGTGGTTCTACTGTAGCATTTTCAGGCATAACAACTATAAAAATAAGTAAGTTTCCAAATACTGCAGATAATTCTGTTGTAAACTTAATAAACACTTTTTTAAATAAAAATATAATAATAGCCGACACTGAAGATCAAGATCAATTTGGTGTGTATGAAGTTACGGCTATAGCTCAAGATTCTGATGAAAATAATTTTTATGATTTATCAGTAACATTGATAGGTTCTCTATCTAATGGAAATCTCAATAACTTAAAATCTTATTCCATAAGTGCTACTACGGTTGGTCTTTCAGGTGATATAACATCTGTAACTGCAGGTGCAGGATTAACCGGTGGTGGTACAACTCAAGCAGTAACTTTAAATATAGGTGCAGGTAATCTTATAGATGTACAAGCAGATCAAGTGGATGTTGATTTATCTGAATTAACAGACATGACTCAATCATGGGTTACTGGTGAAGATGAGTTTGTTGTATTAGATAATGGTTCACAAAAAAGAAAACTTTCATCTGAGATATTTGGATCAAATGCATTTACGTCTACAACGATTGGTACAAACACTAATGCATTAACAGTTGATGATTCATCAATACAATTGAATAGCGGTACAACTTTTGATGGTTCTGCTGCTAGAACAATTAGTGTTAAAGCTAGTGGTATTACAAATGCAATGCTAGCTGGTTCTATTGCTAATGATAAATTAGCAGGATCAATATCAAATGATAAACTTGCAGGTTCTATTGCTAATGATAAACTAGCTAATAGCTCTGTATCTTATGGTGGTATAACATTATCGTTAGGTAGTGTAGACGATACACCTGCTTTTAACTTACAAGATGCAACAGGTTATCCAACCTCAAGTCTAACTGGTACAATTACAAACAGTCAATTAACAGGTCAAATTGCTAATAGTAAATTAGTTAATAGTTCTATAACTATTAATGGTTCAGCTATTTCATTAGGTGGTTCAGTAACCACACCAGATACTAACACCTTTAGAACAGTTAAAGTTGATACAAATAATGATGGTTCAGCTAATGAAACAATTGGGTCTAGTGAAGAACTACAGTTAATAGGTGGTACGAATATAACACTAACTGAATCTGCCGGTGTAGTAACTATTAATGCTGGTGCGTCAACCACTGTTGGTAAAACGAATTCAACTCAAAGAGCAGGTACAATAGAACTTATAGCTGGTTCCAATGTAACAATTACTGAAGATGGTACAACTGGTCACTTTACATTTGCTTCCACAGCTCAATTAAGTACTGAAGAGATACAAGATATTGCTGGCCCATTAGTTGCTAGTGGTGGCACTAAAACTGGTGTAACAATTACATATCAAGATTCAACAAATGATATTGATTTTGTTGTTTCTGACACAACAGTAGCTGGTGATTCAGGTTCTACTGGTATAACACCAGGTGATACACTTACGATTGCAGGTGGAACTAACGTTACCACAGCTATGTCAGGCGATACTTTAACTATTTCTTCATCTCAAACATTAAGTACTGAAGAAGTACAAGATATAGTTGGTGCAATGTTTACTGGAAATACTGAAACACGTATTGCTGCGACATATGAAGACGGTGATGGTACTATAGATTTAGTTGTTGACGATATGACAGCTAATAATGACGTATCAAATGCTAACTTATTAACTAGATTAGCTGCACTAGAATCTTCAGGTGGATCAGGTGATGAAAACATCGTAATTGGTACTGATAGTGGCGATACAATAGTCATAACAGGTAATCTACAAGTATCTGGTACAACCACAACTGTAAATTCTACAACAGTAAGTCTCAATGATCATAACATAGTTTTAGACAGTGGTAATAGTACATCAGCTGTAGTTAATGGCGCTGGTATTACACTTGAAGGTGGTAGTGGCGATGATGCTACTTTTACATATAATACAACAGGTCCTAAGTTTGAATTAAAGCTTGGATCAAACCATGAAGATTTACAAGTAGACCAACTAATAGCTGGTTCTATTAGTGTTTCAGGTGGTTTTAAAGATTCTAGTGGTGATTTAGGTACTAACGGTCAATTGTTGTCATCTACTGGTTCAGGTACTAATTGGGTTAGTGGTGATAGTGCTAATTCAGTTATTAAACTAAAAAACTTTACTGGTAATGGCAGTACAACTGCATTTACTCTAGATCACACCCCAACACACGAAAACACTACACAGGTTTATATAAACGGTGTTTATCAATTAAAATCCACATATTCTACAAGTGGTACAACATTAACATTCTCAGAAGCTCCCCCTAATTTATCCAATGTTGAAGTTATTTCTTTCACAGTATTAAACAATAGTGGTGGTGCAATATCAGCAAGTTCACTTGATATATCAGGTGATGTTGATATAGATGGCACACTTGAAACTGATGCTTTATCAATAAATGGTACAGCAATTACAGCAAGTGCTGCAGATATTAACCTTATTGATGGAATAACAAACGGAACAGTAATAGCTAGTAAAGCTATTATAACAGATTCAAATAAAGACATTACTGGTGGTAGAAATATAACCATTAGTGGTGAACTTGATGCAGCTACTTTAGATATAAGTGGTGATGCTGATATTGATGGTACTTTAGAAGCAGATGCAATTACAGTAAATGGTACAGCTTTAAATACAGTTATAGCTGGTGTTACTGTGACAAATGCTACAAATTCTTCTCATGTCTTAGTTACTGATAATGAAAGTACAAGTGAAAATAACTTAATTACTTTTGTTGAAGGAGCAACATCCTCTACAGGTAATGTGGGTCTTGAGATGGATGGTAATCTTACTTATAACCCATCAACAGGAACAGTAACAGCTACGGCATTTTCTGGTAATTTAACAGGCAATGTCACGGGTAATACGTCTGGAACAGCGGCTACAGTAACTGGTGCAGCACAAAGTAATATTACTTCACTAGGTACATTAACAACATTAACAGTAGACAATGTAATTATAAATGGTACCACTATTGGTCATACTAGTGCAACTAATGCAATGACAATAGCAAGTGGTGGAGAAGTAGAATTTACAGGAGCTAATCATATTTCAGGTGCATCTTCACTTAGAGCACAAGCAAAATCAGGTAATTTATATTTAGATACCTCAGCATCTGCTTTAATAAGAACAAATGGAACTACAACAGCATTAACTTTAGACGCTAGTCAAAATGCAACTTTCGCAGGTTCAATTAATACTAGTGGCAACCTTGAAATAAGTAATGGTTCTCCAGATATATTTTTCCATACTACAGGAAATCATTATAACTGGATGATTGGTGTACAAGAAAACGTTTCAACGGCTTTTGAGATAAGTGTTGATGGAGCAACTGGAACAGGATCTGATACAACCGCAGGTAATTATACACCTGTAATTACAGCATTAGCTAATGGTAAAGTAGGTATTGGAACTACTTCGCCTGGCTCTTATGACGGTGAATCCGATGATTTAGTTGTTGCTAGTGGAGTTGATGGTTCTGTACCAACACCGGGTATAACAATAGCGTGTCTTGGGGATACTAAAGCAACAGGTAGAGGAGCATTAAGATTTTCAGATGGTACTAGCAGTACCCAAATGTATATGGGAGGTGTTGAATATAATCACAATGGTGATGCTATGTCTTTTAGAACTGCTGGTGTTCAGCGTGTTACCATCGCATCAACAGGTGAAACTACAATAACTGCATCAGATGTAACAGGACTTAAAATTGCCCAAACAGGTCAAAGTTATTATCATGTAATACGGAATCAAGGAGATGGTTTATTCATAGGAGTAGATGATGATGATAGTGGGGGTGCTGGTGCTGATTTAAGAATTAATGTTTCTGGTTCTGAAAAAATGAGACTCTCTAATGGTGGTAATTTAGGTATAGGTGATTCTGCATTTAATTATTATGCTAATAGATTAGTTGTTAAAGCGCCTGATGAAGATGGTGTAACATTTTTAAGTGGTTCGGGTGAAAAATTTTGGCTTTGTTTTGCAGATGGAACCAGCGGTCATGCTCAAGAACTTGCTGGTCATATATCGTTTGATCATGGAGATAATACCATGAAACTTGGTGGAAATGCAGGATATGACTGGATAACTCTTGGTAGTAGTGGTGATATAACATTTGCAAATACAAGTGGCAATAGATTTGTAAGTTATAGTGATAATCAAACATATCTAAGTAATCAATCTGCTTGGAACTCTGGAAATGCTAACAAATTAATTTTTGAAGGAAGATACAGATCAACTGCTAATGATACAACTTCACTTGGAGAAATACATGTAGGAAGAGATGAAACTAGCACTGATGGTCATTACGGAGGTAATATGTCGTTTTGGACAAGACTTCATGGAGGTGCTATAACAGAGCGCATGCGTATAAACGATGACGGTATTTTGACAATTGCAAGAAGCGCCATCGCAGTTGGTTCAGCTGGGTATAGATTTGATACTAATGGAGAAATGTATACTTCAATTGCTAATAATCTTGCTAGTTACTATCTCTATGATACTACAAATGGTGCATGGAGATTTTATGTAACTGGAGCTGGACAAATAGTTGCTCAATCAACTTCTATTAATAGCCTTAGTGATATTTCTTTAAAAGAAAATATTAAACCATTAGAAACAGGATTAGATGAAGTAATAAAACTACAACCAAGAAGGTTTGACTGGAAGAATGACGATGGAAAAAATATAGCGGGTTTTGTTGCTCAAGAAGTTGAAGAGATTTTGCCTGATTTAGTTAGTGAGCAAAAATATAATGAAACAGAAAATAAAAAATTCCTTAAAATGGGTGATATGATACCAACACTCGTTAAAGCAATCCAAGAACAACAAACCATTATAGAAGACCTTAAATCAAGAATTCAAACACTAGAAGGATAATGGCATTAACGTTAGTAACAAG